CAAAAAAGATGCGACACCCCCAAAAAGATTAGGTACTTTATAAGATAGGAATTAGACAATAATATACATACTTAACCAAGCATATCTTGACAAAGGATTTTTTACTTGTAAGGGTACCCCTATTCAGCATATAATTTTTTTAGTTGTAGGTGAAAGTACGCTTTGTTCACACTTTCTCCAATAGAGTTGGAATTTATCTTCGCCTACAACGACTTAAAAATGGCAAAAAAATTTTCACATATAAAAAAAACCTTTTCTACAAATTGTAACAACTGCTATTTAGGATTGTTCTGGAACGGCCAAACCTTTGTACGCTGGGAGGAATTTATAAATGGCAATTAACCCTGATGATATGAAAATAGGACTCAGTTATATGGGATCGGATGAAGGAGGAAACTATACGGTACGTAACGGTAAAAAAACATATACGCCCGACTTCCCAGGCATCCGTCCACCCAGACGACCAAGCAACAGTCAGTCTACCTTCGACAACGACTATTCATTCCTAAACTTGCCTGGACAGGGTTCAGCAGTTAGAAATCCTATTGATATCGCCCAAGACGCACTTCCAGCAGATATCATCCAACAAATTAACAGAACAGCCCCTAGAGAGTTACCAGAGAGTAATATCTTTGGAGACGGTCCTATTGTTACGCCAACAAGACCGCAAGGCATCTTAGAGGACAGAAATTTCCGTAATACTTTAGAGACAGCTATACAAAATGCTGAGTCTGAAATACAACAGTTACAGGAAGTCAAAGTAGATTTAACCAATAACTATCAAGATGCGATCGCGCAACAAGATACAATCAGAGCAACAGCGGCGGAAGAACAGTTAGCAGCGATTACATCCAGAGAACAAGAGCTGTTATCGGAACGACAACAGATTATTACGGAGTTAGAGGATAAATTTGGCGTAGAGCGTGAGGGATTAGAAACCGATATCGCAGCTTTACAAGGTAACGTGACCCAGTTAGAGGGTACGATTACTGACTTACAGGGCAGTATTGATGCCTTGACGGTTGAAAGGGATGACGCAGTTGCAGAACAAGACGTTATTAGGGCTACAGCAGCAGACGAACAGGTACAAGCACTCGAAGCGCAAAAGGATAGCCTTGCTGTTGATTATAATCAGACGATTACAGATCTACAGTCTGAGATAGATGCGTTAAATACTGCGGAAGTAGTAGCTGAAACAGCCCCAGTAGTTGCAGACGATCTTCCTGTAGTAACAGATGCGTCTGAAGGCGTGATGACTGCTCCTACCGCAGAAGAATATATGGATCAATTGCCTGCTGATATAGCTGAAAAAGAAAGTGCAGCTGATTTAGGATTTGATCCTTACAATCCTAACTATATGGGCTTTGAGGACGAAAGAGCGATTGGTAGACAGAACGAAGCGGATGCAATTGCTAATCTAGAGGCAGCCAGCGCCGCAGGTACCGCAGCTCAAGGTGACGTACAGGCAGCTAAAAATGCCAGCGCTAACTTAATAGCTCAAGAAGCTTACGAAAACAGATCAGTACCGATAACGGGACAAGATTTAGGAATCAATAAACCTCCAGTAGCACCTATTGATATGTCCAAGATTAATATACCAGCAAATTATATGGATCAATTAAAAAACATCCAATTGCCTCAGAATTTAAACTTCGGTAATCTTAGAGTGGGTATGGCTGACGGTGGTGATATCAATAGGATTGAGATATTATTAAGGAAACTAAGGTAAGAATATGAATAAAGGAATAGGATCTTTGATGGGTGAATCAGGCCGTACGGTTTCTGATATGGACAGTAGAATAGCTAATCTAGCATCTAGGCAAGGTATGGCTCCAGCCGAACAACGTATGATGCTAATACAAAAGACAGCAGCCGATATGGGCAGAAACATCTCCGATAGAGATGCCCAGCTTTTCGGTATGGGTGAAATTAGTTTTGAAGAAGCGATGAGTAGGTCAGTAGCGGGACCTGGCGTTAAAGAAACAATGGGTCAATTTTCTGACGAACTCAGAAGAATAGGTAAAACGGAAAAAGGTTTTTCTGATTTTTCTGATAATATTGTAAATCTTGTTCAAAGCGGTCAAATGAGTCAAGAAGATGCTCAGAATCTTTTATCAGGCAATACAGAAAGATTTATAGGCTCTAGTGAAAGAGGAGAATTACAACCCTTTCAAGGACTTAATATGTCAAATAGTCCTACAACTAGACAAGGACTGAGAGATTCAGTTATACAATCACGTAATGAATTACAACAACAACAACTGGGTTTCGCCAAAGGTGGAGAAGCTTCGTTCCCAGATTTAACAGGAGACGGTCAAGTGACTCAAGCAGATATATTAAAGGGGAGGGGCGTGTTTGCAGAAGGTGATGAAGTATCTTCAAATGTTTTAGGTCAATTTTCTGAAGAGTTACCTTTAACAAACTATATTATGAGTTTATCAAATCCAGAACAGAGCGAACTGTTAAGAAACTTGATAGGCGTATCAGGTGTTGCTGTTGGAAGTATGGAATCAATTCCAATGTTAATAAAAAGATTAGTATCAACAGGTTCTTTAAAATCACCTGAAGCCCAAGCAGAAATTAAAAAAAGTATGGATATGCAAGAAAGAAAAAAAATGGCAGAAGGTGATGAGGTTTCACGTGAAACAAATGAAATCGAATCTGCGCTATCTGATATAGAAAGCGTTGCACCAGAAGCCCAAGTTATACAGCAAGTGATGACGATGGTGATGGAATTGGTTCAATCAGGCGCTAGTGAAGAAGAAATCGTTGCTGCACTTAAGCAGATGGGACTTGATGACGAAGATATTGAACAAGTGATGATGATGCTTGCAGAACAAATGCAAAGTCAACAGGATCCTATTCAGTCTGAATTATCTCAGATGATGTAAAATGGCTGAACTACCCGACGTAGGTTCTATAGATAGCTTATTAGAAGAAAAATCTCTACAAAGAAAATTACTATCTTTATCTGAAAAAGACAGAGATAGATATTTTAAAGATCAATTTTCTTTGTTACAAAAGTTTCCAACCAAAGGGTCTGGAATGACAACTTTATTATCTATGAAAGGTTTGCAACTTCAAAATTTGCAACAAGAAATTAAAAATTTAAGCAAAAATAAAGAATCTCTTCAAAGTCTTGACGCAGAAATTGATAGCTTGCGTAACGAAAAACAAATGATGCAAATGAATTTTGCAGATGGAGGTTTAGTTGAACTTCCAAATGTAAAACCTATTTATAAAGTTTGATATGAACCTATCGAGTCTAACGGAGACAGAGCTGAAAGAAGCTCTGATGCTTAAAGAAAAGTTAGACAACTACGCAATACAAGACCAGTGCCAAGAAAGTTTTATTAACTACGTAGAACATATCTGGCCTGAGTTTATCTGCGGACGCCACCATAAGGTCTTCGCCCAAAAGCTACAAGACGTAGTAGACGGTAAGTGCAAGCGGTTGATTGTTAACATGCCACCTCGTCATACCAAGTCTGAGTTCGCGTCTACCTTTTTCCCATCCTATATTATGGGACTCAAGCCCAAGATGAAGATTATGCAAACCACGCATACGGGTGAACTAGCCGTACGATTTGGTCGTAAAGTGCGTAACTTGATGGATCAAGAAGAATACAAGAAAATATTCCCTGAAGTAAAACTGCAAGCCGATAACAAATCTGCGGGACGTTGGGAAACCAATAAGGGTGGCGAGTATTTCGCTGCGGGTGTAGGCGGAGCGGTAACAGGACGTGGTGCCGATTTATTAATTATTGATGATCCACATTCAGAGCAAGACGCGCTTAGTCCGACAGCGCTAGAGTCAGCTTACGAATGGTACACCTCTGGTCCTCGTCAACGTTTACAGCCAAACGGTTCTATCGTAATAGTGATGACTAGATGGAGTGCGATTGATCTGACGGCTAAGTTATTGGAATCGCAAAAGGAACCGTTAGCTGACCAGTGGGAGGTAATTGAGTTTCCTGCTATTTTCCCTGATACAGACAAACCGCTCTGGCCTGAGTTCTGGCCTGAAGACGAATTGCTAAAAGTAAAGGCATCTCTACCTGGTATGAAATGGAACGCCCAGTGGATGCAAAACCCTACCGCTGAAGAGGGTTCTATTATTAAACGTGAATGGTGGCAACGCTGGGACAAAGATTCTTTGCCAAACGTAGACTATATTATGCAATCTTACGATACTGCATTTTCTAAGAAAGAATCGGCTGACTTCTCAGCCATCTCTACGTGGGGTGTATTTCGTCCTACTGATGACTCACCTGATTGTATTATTCTTTTAGACTGTCAAAAAGGCCGTTGGGACTTTCCCGAACTCAAAGAGATAGCGATGCGTGAGTACAACTACTGGGAGACGGATATGGTGTTGATTGAAGCCAAAGCTTCAGGTACACCTTTGACCCAAGAACTACGACGTATGGGCATACCTGTTGTGAACTACTCGCCGACTAGAGGTCACGATAAAACCACACGTATGCACTCGGTTGCTCCAGTCTTTGAATCAGAGATGGTCTACGCTCCCAAACGTATGTTTGCCGAAGATATGATTGAAGAGTGTGCGTCATTTCCATTTGGAGCGCACGATGATTTATGTGATACTATGACGCAAGCAATCATGCGTTTTCGTGAAGGTGGCTTTTTAAGTCTAGATTCCGATTACGAAGATGAAGACAGAGGCGTACGACAAAGGGTTTATTATTAATGGCGATAGAAAGACAAACACCAGATCCAGTAGATCAAATGCCTGAAGCGGTAGATATGACTACTACTCAGGATGCCGATGGATTAGACAATCAACTTATTGAAGTTTTAGAAGGACTGCAAGAAGCCGACGTAGAGATACAAGAAGACGGTTCTGCGTTATTAGGACCTGCTCCAGAAATGCAAATGGCTTCTGAGTTTGATGAAAACTTAGCTGATATTATTTCCGAAAGCGAATTAGGTCGTATCTATATAGACCTTACCAGTTCTATTGATGATGACAGATCTTCTAGAGAAGACTGGGAAAAAACCTATACCGATGGATTGAAGTATCTCGGTATGAAATTTGATGAAACCCGCTCTGAACCCTTTGAAGGTGCTTCAGGCGTAACCCACCCGTTATTGGGAGAGGCCGTTACTCAATTCCAAGCGCAGGCTTATAAAGAATTATTACCCGCAGGCGGTCCTGTAAAAACTCAAGTGGTAGGTGCTTATGACTCTGCTGTAGAAGAACAAGCGCAAAGAGTACGCGAGTTTATGAATTATGAAATCATACATGTGATGGACGAGTATGATGAAGACCTAGATCAAATGTTGTTTTACCTGCCGTTGGCTGGTTCTGCATTTAAGAAAGTTTATTACGACGAAAACCTACAAAGACCTGTGTCTAAGTTTGTAGCTCCAGAAGATTTAATTGTTCCTTACTATACGACTGACCTAGAGTCTTGCCCACGTATCACTCACGTTATCAAGATGCCTGAGAATGACGTACGTAAGTTACAAGCTATTGGTTTCTATAAAAAATTTGATATGCAGTATGGCGAAGAAGCCAGCCAGTATTCATCACTTGATACAGAAAAAGAAAGGTTAGAAGGTATGGAGCCTTCCTCTGATAGTGATGAGGTATGTGTTTTATACGAAGTTCACTGTAATTTAGACCTAGAAGGATTTGAAGACGTAGGTGAAGACGGTGAAGAAACAGGAGTTAAGTTACCCTATATCGTAACAATAGACTCTAATACTGAAAACGTATTGTCCATCAGACGTAACTTTAATCCTGATGACGCAATGAAATCTAAAATTGAATACTTTGTTCACTTTAAGTTTCTACCAGGTTTAGGATTCTACGGATTCGGGCTGACTCACATGATTGGTGGGTTGTCTAAAGCTTCCACATCTATACTTAGACAATTAATAGATGCAGGTACGCTTTCTAATTTACCTGCTGGTTTCAAGACTCGAGGCATCCGCATACGAAACGAGGACGAGCCAATTCAACCTGGTGAGTTTAGAGATGTAGATGCACCAGCAGGATCTTTACGTGATGCTATACAACCCCTACCTTTCAAAGAGCCAAGCGGTACTTTGTTATCGCTACTAGGATTATTAGTACAATCAGGACAACGTTTTGCTTCTATAGCTGAGATATCTGTAGGTGAAGGTAACTCTCAAGCCCCTGTAGGGACGACTTTGGCACTTATGGAAAAGTCTACCAAGGTTTTGAGCGCTATTCATAAACGTCTCCATAATGCTCAGAAGAAAGAGTTTGGATTACTTGCAAATATTTTTTCTCAAAGCTTACCACCTGTATATCCCTACCAAGTCTCTGGTGGTCAAAATGAAATCAAACAAACCGATTTTGATGGCAGAATAGATATATTCCCTGTCAGTAATCCAGATATATTCTCAACCAGTCAACGTATTGTTATGGCTCAAGAGATGATGCAGTTAGTACAATCTAACCCGCAGATTCATGGTCCAGGTGGTGTATACGAAGCTTACAAAAGAATGTACGCCTCTTTAGGTGTGGATAATATTGATGCTTTACTACTGCCTCCGCCTCCAGGAGAACCATCACCTTTAGAAGCAGGTATGGAGAATAGTGCGTTACTGATGGGTCAACCCGCGCAAGCGTTCCCTCAACAGAACCATGATGCACATATTGCAGCTCACGTAACCCTATTGAACTTGCAACCCGTACAAACCAACGCGCAGGTACAGGCCAATATCATTTCTCACATCATGCAACATTTACAAATGAAAGCAGATGGAATTGCGCAACAACAAATGCCACCAGAAGCGATGCAACAATATCAACAGTTGCAACAACAAGCGCAACAAGTCTCACCTGTTGAAGCGCAACAAATACAAGCGCAAGCCAACGATATATTGGCTCAGTTTAGCGCTCCGATTATGTCCGAGTTGATGACTCAGTTCTCGCAACAAATAGGTACTCCGCCAGAAGAAGATCCTTTAGTGACAATTAGAAAACAAGAACTGGCTCTTAAAGGACAACAACTAAATCAAGAACAACAACAGTTTATGGTGCGTGAAGAACAGCGTCAGCTAGATCAATCCAGACAAGATCAGATAGATAGAGAGCGTATTGACACGCAACGTGATATAGCTGTTATGAAGGATGAAACGACTAAGGATAGACTCGATCAACAAAAAGAACTAAAATTAATTGATATTGGACTGAAAGGTTTATAAATATGATAAAAAGTACAAAAGTAAGTGACCAGAAAACGCCTAAAACTTTAGACGGTAAGCAATCGTATTCTAATAAAGGAAACGTTGCGACTCGTAAAAGTAAGTCTTTTGCTGCCAGCACCAAAGCCACTCCTGGTATGGGTAAAGGTAAAGCAAGAGGTATGGGCGCTGCCGAATTCGGCGGTAAGTTTTCTGGAGTTTATTAATGGATGATTTTTGGCTCGTTGAACTCTTACAACAAAGAATCAATGAAAAAAAATTAGACTTAGAAAGTCTAATTATGAACGGAGCCAAAGATTACGATGAATACAACTATCTACGTGGTCGTTACAATTCCCTCGAGGACGTAGAATCAGAAATAAGGGAATTGCTAAAAAGGAGTGTCAACAACGATGAACAAGGTATTAGTACCTGACCATATCGCAAGAGAAGTCGAGGAAGAAAAAACAGAACCCGTAGAACCTACCAACCCAGAAATAGAAGAAGCCTACGTCAAAACAGACGACAGAGTATTAGATCCAACTCTTCTAGATAAATCATTTGTAGAACGCATGCCCCAGCCTTCAGGTTGGAGGATGTTAATTCTACCCTATAAAGGAAAGGCCGTTACTAAAGGCGGAATCCATTTAGCAAAAGAAACCGTAGACAGAGAATCACTAGCAACTGTAGTTGCTTACGTCGTTAAGATGGGTCCTCTTTGTTACGCAGACCAGAACAAATTTGGCGATACCCCTTGGTGCCAAGAAAAAGAATGGGTATTAATTGGTAGATATGCAGGAGCTAGGTTCAAGCTTGGTGACGATGCAGAGTGCCGTATTATTAACGATGATGAAGTCATTGCAACAATAGACGATCCTGACGATATAGTCAGCGTCTAACATGAGGAAATATCATGCAAGAAACTGAAAATGCTGTAATCGAAGAGGTTCAAGAACCTACTGAGATTGTAGAGCTAGAAGAAGAAGTAAAAGAAGATTCTCCAGTAGAATCTGCTCCTATAGAGGATGTCTCGGTTGAAGCCGAAAATGAATCTAAAGATGCAGATGAATTAGAGAATTATTCTCAAAATGTGCAAAAGCGTATATCTACGCTGACTAAGAAGATGCGAGAACAAGAACGCGCTGCTGAGTCTGCTTATGAGTATGCAAGGAATTTGCAAGCTGAGAACGAGAACTTAAAACAAAGTAGTACCCAAGTTAATCAGAACTATCAGTCAGAAGCTGAAAGCCGATTAAAAGCACAAAGAGCGCAAGCTAATTCTGTTTTAAAATCTGCTTATCAAGATCAAGACTGGGACAAGGTAACTAAGGCACAAGACATACTAGATAAGATAACTGTCGAAGAGAGTAAATTGGCTAACACCAAAATGACTGTTGATACAGCTCCTGTGTATCAGACTTATCAACAACCTCAAATGCCACCTCAACAACCTCAAGCACCCGACCCAGCCGCAGAAGATTGGGCTGGTAAAAACGAATGGTTTGGTAGCGATGAGGCTATGACTTTGGTAGCTTTTAACATACATAAAAATTTAGTTGAAGAAGAAGGGTTTGATACAAACGATTCTTCGTACTATACTGAAATTGATAAACGTATTAGAGCTGAGTTTCCACACAAGTTTAACGATGGTGGAGAAGTTCAACCCAAGGGGAGAATACAACAAACAGTTGCCCCAGCAGGAAGATCAGAAAGCTCTGGACGCAAACGGCAAGTAAAACTCACTAAGAGTGAAGTCGAAATGGCACGTCGTTTGAATGTACCGTTACAAGAATATGCAAAACATATAAAGAGGTAAGCAAATGACAGATAAAAAAGAATTAAATGAATCAATTGATGCGCAAGCATCTACTGAAAACAGAACACCACGTTCTGCTGAAACTCGAGCTAAAGATACTGCTCGCAAACCCTGGCGTCCCCCATCAATGTTGGAGACACCACCTGCACCTGAAGGATATTCCTACAGGTGGATTAGAGCTGAAATTGTTGGACAGGAAGATAGAAAAAATGTGACTTCAAGGCTAAGAGAAGGTTTCGACCTTGTTAAAGCTGAAGAGTTAAATGGATTCGAACTTCCCACGCTTGACGATGGAAGGCATGCAGGTGTTGTATCCGTGGGTGGTTTGCTATTGGCTAAGATACCTGATGAAACGCGACAAGAAAGGAACGCCTATTTTCAAGGACGCGCTCAAACGCAACAAGATGCGGTTGACAATGATTTAATGCAGGAATCTGACCCAGCCTCTCCGATCTTAAGACCAGAGAGAAAAACAAGCGTAACTTTTGGAGGTGGTAATCGCGAATAACGATTATTACTTAAATATAACTGACTGAATAAAGGATACTTATTATGGCAAATAAAGATGCACCTTTCGGGTTTCGATCAGTAGGCAAACTAGGTGGCGGCGTCGCGAACGGCGGTGTTACTGAATATAGTATTGCAACTGGCGCAACTGGAAATATCTTTTCGGGCGACCCAGTCAAGATGTTGAACACTGGTACTATTTTAGTAGCTGGTGCTGCAACAACTTTATTGGGAATATTCAGAGGATGTAGATATACAGATAGTAGTGGAGACGTAGTGTTTTCATCTTACTTTCCAACAACTACAGCATCTTCTGATATTGTTGCTTTTGTTGACGATGACCCCAAAACTCTGTTTGAAGTACAATGCACTGGTTCTTTAGCGCAAACTGCTGTAGGTAACAACGTTGAGTTGGCCTACACTGCTGGCTCTACAAAAACTGGTATGTCTGCGGCTGAGATTTCCTCAACCACAGCAGCTACTACTGCTCAATTTAGAATCGTAGGATTCTCTACTGATCCATCAAACAGCACAACGGGCTCAGCTAATATAAACGCAATCGTATATATTAATGAGCATTTCTACACCACAGTAACGGGAGTATAATAATGGCAATTAACAGATCGCAATTAGCGAAGGAACTAGAGCCTGGATTAAACGCCCTATTTGGGATGGAATACTCTAGGTATGAAGCGGAACACGCTGAAATTTTTGATACTGAATCTTCTGACAGAGCGTTTGAAGAAGAAGTGTTAATTTCAGGTTTTGGTAATGCTGAAGTAAAAGCTGAAGGAACGGGCGTTAGATTCGATAACGCTAATGAAGGCTACACTTCTCGTTACACACACGAAACTGTAGCGTTAGCTTTTGCTCTAACTGAAGAAGCTGTTGAAGATAACTTGTATGACAGACTTGGTGCTAGATACACTAAGGCTCTTGCAAGATCTATGGCAAACACTAAACAAATCAAAGCTGCTGCTGTATTGAACAATGCGTTCGCTACAACAGGTGGTGACGGTTCAACACTAATAGCAACTGACCACTCTTTAGGTGGCGGTGGCACATTAGCGAACCGTGCAACTACAATGGCAGATTTGAATGAAACTTCATTAGAAGATGCGTTGATAAATATATCAACGTTCACTGATGATAGAGGTTTAGCAATTGCTTTGAGAGGAATGAAACTTATCGTTCCACCTCAACTTCAATTTATCGCTGACAGACTCTTACAATCCCCAGGGAGAGTAGGAACATCTGACAATGATATTAACGCTGTCAGAAACATGGGAATGTTACCTGATGGTTATGTAGTCAATCACTACTTAACTGACACAGACGCTTTCTTCATCAAGACAGATTGTCCTGATGGATTTAAGCACTTTGAAAGATCACCAATGTCTACGGCATTAGAGGGAGATTTCGACACTGGTAACATGAGATACAAGGCTAGAGAAAGATATTCATTTGGATATTCTAACTTTAGAGCTGTATACGGTTCTCAAGGAGCGTAAACTCTATAAAAGGAAAGGGGGCTTAGGCTCCCTTTTTTTTTCTTTATCTTTTCAAAAATAGCATATATGATATAAATATGTTTAATTAGCTTGATGAGGACCGTTTACGGTTTCCATTAATACAAATATAAGGAGTTCATAATGGCTAATCCACATTTTCAAAACTTAATACTATGGGCGGGTAATACTGTTGCTTCCAAGCATAAGAAAGACCTACCTATGTTCGCTCCATATCCATCAGATCAAACGTACTACATGTACCAAAATGATTTTTTCACTTATAACTCTGGTGATTGGACGATAACAACAACTGAAGCTGGTACAGGTAGTGCTACTGAAGCTGTAACTTCATCCGCAGGCGGAGCTTTATTGCTTACAAACGCTGCTGGTGATAATGATTTAGACTTTTTACAACTTAAAGGTGAAGGATTTAAATTAAGTACAAGCAAAAGAGCATACTTCTCTGCTAGATTCAAAGTAAGCGATGCTACACAATCTGACTTTGTTATAGGTCTTGGTATTACAGATACCACACCTCTTGATACAACTGATGGTGTTTTCTTCCTTAAAGCAGACGGCGGTACAGGTCTTGATTTCTTAGTTGAAAAAGATAATTCTGCAACTACTACATCAGATGTAGCAACAATTGCTGACGATACGTTTATCGTAACTACTTGGTTTATTGATCCTGATACTTCAAAAGTATACTACTCAATAAATAATGCAGAACCTGTAGCTGTAGCTAACACTAACTTAGTAACCGATGAAGAACTAACAGTTTCATTCGGTATACAAAATGGTGAAGCAGCAGCAAAAACTATGACTATTGACTACGTAGTAGCAGCAGTCGAAAGATAGGAGTAAACAATGGCAGATGCAGTAACATCAACAACAATACAGGATGGCGATAGAATAGCTGTTTTACAGTTGACTAACACATCAGATGGTACTGGTGAAAGCGCAGTCACAAAAGTAGATGTTAGTGCTTTAGCTGCTAACAGTGCCAATGGCCAAACTTGTACAGGCGTAAAGCTTGGAAAGATTGTTTATTCAACTTTTGGCATGAGTGTCAAACTTTTATGGCATGCAACTACCAATACTATTTGTTGGGATCTTAATTCAGACTATACGACGGACGAAGACTTTACAGGCTTTGGCGGTATACAAAATACTGCTGCGGCTTCTGGCAAAACAGGAGACATCAAGTTGACTACGACAGGTGCCTCAAGTGGAGATTCTTACGTTATAGTTTTGACTTTAATTAAAGATTACAGCTAGGTAAGAGCATGGCTGAATACAGAGGTAAGACAGTGTCTCTGAACAAACCAAGGGCTATCTCAAAAGGTAGCCCTGGTTATGGCAAAAAACGTAAAGAAGTCTTTGTCAAAAATTGCAGCAGCGAAAGTTCTAGAGTCAAACGTATAACCTTTGGTGATGCAAAACTTGGTATGCACAAAGGTACCAAATCAAGAAAAAAATCTTATTGCGCTAGAAGTGGCGGGATAAGTGGTACTACAGATAGATGTAGCGCTAATTATTGGGCCAGAAAAGACTGGGATTGTTAGTGGCTAAGAAAAAAAACAAAACCAAAAAAGACGCTTGTTACCATAAAGTAAAAGCGGCTTATAAAGACTCTTGGCCATCAGCTTACGCTTCTGGTGCTTTAGTTCAATGCCGAAAAAAAGGTGCAGCTAATTGGGGCAAAAGTAGTAGACAAAAAAAATCTACAGGCGGTTTAGTAAGCATACGCGGACAAGGTATTGTTATGTCTAACAGATTAAGATAATGGCTAAGAAAGAAACACTTAGAGATTGGTTTTCTAAAAACGATGGTACTGGATGGGTAGATTGCAAGACAGGTAAACCTTGCGGTAGAAAGTCTAAAAAAGGAAGCGACAGACCTTATCCAGCATGTAGACCTACAAAAGCACAATGCACGTCAGCAGCTAAAAAGAAAACAGGACCAAAGGCAATTAGTTGGAAAGATGGTAGAACAAAAAAATCTGAAGGCGGACTTATGAGTAGCATATCAAATCAAAACCGCATCAAAAAGAAAAACGGTGGTTTTATAGCTAAAGGCTGTGGTAAAGTTATGAACAATCGTCGTAAAGTAACGACTATAAGTTAGAGAAAAAATATGGCAACAAAAAAAGTAACAGCAGATAAAAAAATGGAAGCCAAAATGAAGGCTAGACAAAATGCTAAAGTAAGACCTGATGAGCCAGTAGAGGAAACCAGGATTTATTTAAACATGCCTAAGAAAAAAGCAACTGTTAAAAAAACTCCTGCTAAAAAGAAAAATACTAAAAAATAGAGGTTTTGTATGTTTAAAAGAACTAAAGGTTATGCCAAAGGTGGCTCTGTAAAATCTAAAGGCATGAAAAATGGCGGTGTTATAAAGTCCAAAGGCATGCGTAACGGCGGCATGATGAAATCTAAAGGAATGAAAAAAGGCGGTCCTATGAAATCTAAAGGATACGCGAAGGGCGGCAAACTTAGTAAGCCTTAAACGTGGCTTATCTACAAAGCAACATCCCACATTTTAAATGCTGGGTTAGGAAAGAATACACTCATAATCACGAAAAATATCATGGCGAGTTTTTACACGCTATGGTTGTTGCTGTTACAACAATGCCATGTCGCTGTTTAAGCTTTCAAGTAATTTTTACAGGTATAGAAGCTGAAGGTGAAGAAGAGGATACAGTACATGGTGGAGCTATGTGGGCTAGGATGCCAATTACTGCACTTGTAGGCGATACACCTTTTTCTGAATGGCCTGAACCAATGGCTGTTCACGATGCCCAGCCTTGGGATTGTTCTTCACATCATCACTCGGTTTACGTTATAGATAGAGCTACACCTTGTCCTTGGATGGCTAAGATTGATGGTAACTTATATCCAGCTAAATACATGTTTACTGTAGATTATGCAGAAAATGAAATAGCTGATGATCCTGCTCAACATAAACAAAGTCACGTATTAGAATTATTAGACGCTGGAGAATGGACTGGCAATATAGTTGCACTACCTAACAATCGCGTAAGAGTCACACACCCAGCTTGGTTTGAAACAGGCTCTGGCGCACCTGATTTTAAGCCATCTGCACATATACATTATTCAAAGTCTGATTTAGACTATACGTTGGATGTAAATAGAATTTTTGATAACCTATACGCAGAGGACGAGTAATGGCAACATCAAACAGTACAAATTTTGAACCGAATGTAACTGAGTTTATAGAAGAGGCATTTGAACGTTGTGGACTAGAACTGCGTACAGGATATGATCTTGTTACAGCAAAAAGATCTATAAATATTATGTTAGCTGAATGGGCTAACAGAGGTTTAAACCAATGGACTATAGAACAAACTACGCAGACGTTAACAGAAGGCACCAGTTCTTACTCACTTAACACTAATGTAATAGATATATTAGATATGGTCGTACGTCGTACAACAAATAGTGTAGACAATGACATCAATATAAGCAGAATAAGTCGTTCTGAATATTTAAACATACCTACTAAAACTACCAAAGGTAGACCATCTCAATTCTTTTTTGATAAAACAATAACGCCAGCTATAAAAATATGGCCTGCTTCTGAAAACTCTACAGATATATTGGTATTTAATAAATTAGTTAGAATGGATGATGCAGATACTGCAATCAATACAATGGATATGCCGTTTCGTTTTTATCCTTGTTTTGCTGCTGGTTTGGCTTATTACCTTTCTGTAAAAAGAGCGCCAGAAAAAACGCAACTACTTAAAGGTATGTACGAAGAAGAGTTTCAAAGAGCTGCTGACCAGGATGAGGACAGAGCATCTTTCCGTTTAAAACCATCTATGAGAAGTAGTTATTAATGGCTTACGCTTTAGGTAAATTTGCTTTAGGTTTATGTGATCGTTGTGGGTTTGAATACAAACTTAACGATTTAAGAAAAGAATGGAACAACTTAAAGACATGTCCAGAATGTTTTGAGCCTAAAGCTCCTCAACTTAATCCAACACCTGTAGTTACAGACTCGGAAGCTTTATACAATCCAAGACCTAATAATGATTTAGAAGTAGGTGAGGGATTTGTAGTAGTAACCAGTAGTTCTATATTTCAAGCTGATTTTATGAATCCATCAACACTAGGTTCTAACTTCACAATAACAAAAATGACAGCTTCATTAGGAAGCGTTACAATTAACACATGACTTATAGCGAGTTATATACATTAATTCAAAATTTTACAGATAATAACGAATCTACGTTTAATACTACGATTCCTGACTTTATTAAAAATGCTGAAGACCGTATATTTAACTTGGTACAGTCAGATTTTTTTAGAAAAAATGTTACAGGTAATTTATCTACAGGAAGTCGTTTCTTAACGTGTCCAACGGATTTTATTTTGAGTTTTTCATTAGCAGTAATTGATAGTTCTAGTGATTATCAATTTTTGCAAAAAAAACACCCCAGTTTTATGCAGGAATATACTCCTGATATAACTGATACCAGTCTGAGAGGACTGCCTTTATACTACGCTGACTTTGATAAGGAATACAACACTTCTACAAGTGCTGGAACTACTATCGTGGTTGCGCCATTACCAGACGCTGATTATTCAGTCGAGCTGCATTATCTTTATAGACCTGCCAGTTTAGTTACTGTTACCGCAGGGACTTGGCTTTCACAAAATGCCAGAGATGCTTTGTTATATGGCTCATTAATTGAAGCTTATACTTTTATGAAGGGTGAACCAGATTTACTCAACACTTACGAAACTAGATTCCAACAAGATATAGCTAGATTGAAAAATAGAGCAGAAGCTAGGGGAAGGCGCGATGAATATCGCTACGACTCGCTTCGTTCTAGTGTAAGTTAAATAAAAGGAGAAAGTATGAAGCCTATCAAGAAACTTGAAGGCAAGACAGTCGCCATAGTAGGCATGGGCCGAAGTTGGTTTGATTATAATCTTGCAAAATCACATGGAGTACATTTTGACGAAGTTTGGGCAATAAATGCCGTAGCTGACGTCATATTTCACGACAGAATCTTTATGTTAGACCCAGCGAGTCGTTTTTTTGACAGTGAAGACGCTGGTGGACAAACAGAATCAATGAAAAAGATTCTAAAAACGCATGAAGGACCAATATATACATGCGAACTAGACGAGCGCGCACCTGGTTTAGTCTTATTTCCAGTAGAAGAAGTGGTTAGAGACTTAAATTGTTACTATTTAAACAATACAGTCGCTTATGCTATAGCTTTTGCCCTTTGGAACAAGGTTGGGTGCTTGAAAATGTTTGGTGTTGATTTTACCTATACAGGAAACCTTAATTTTGCAGAGGCTGGTAGAGGATGTGTGGAATTTTGGCTGTCTAAATGCCAAAACGAAGGTGTGTCAGTAGAAGTGGCTAATTCTTCTACATTATTAGATACATCAATCCCCGTAGAAGATAAATTATATGGCTATCATCGTTTAGATGATCCTAAAGTAATTGTCCATGATGATGAAAACAAACTACGTGTATTTAATAAAAGCCAAATAGAAAGGGGCGAACAAGAACAAAAAGTAATGTATATGGATAGATACGATAGCCATCTCAAAGAGTCTAAAGCAGGAGATCCTAATAAATGGTAGACAAGATAACACCAGAGGGTTTACCAGAGTTAGGATTAGTTGAAGTTTCCACTTCGAACTATGGAGGACACCCTCCTGAGTTTTGGGCAAAACAATTAACTGACAAAATATGTGGTTATTCTGATGATAATGAGCCACACATAAAAGAACAGGCAAGAGCCTATAAAGATTTAATTTATAGAGTGTGTTTGATTTACTTGAATAATGCTATAAAATCTTATAAGGCAACTCTAATCCAAGAGCTTTTGAAGTCTGGAGAGGAAGAGGTTGCTAAAATTATTAAAAGGATATAGATATGGCAATTACATCTACATTAACTACAAGTTTTAAAAAAGAACTATTAACAGCAACACATAACTTTGCGACTAATGGTAATGCTTTTAAACTTGCTTTATTCACAAGTTCCGCCACTATGGGAGCAACTACAACTGCTTATTCAACTTCACAAGAAGTAAGTGGTACTAATTACACAGCAGGCGGAGCCGCTTTAACTAAAGTTGCACCTACAAGTTCTGGAACTACAGGGTTTACAGACTTTGCAGATTTAACTTTTGGTACAGCTACTGTAACTGCTAGAGGTTGTATGATTTATAATGACACTAACAGCGATAAATCTGTAGCAACAATAGACTTTGGTGGTGATAAAACATCTACCGCTGGGGACTTTACTGTAGTTTTTCCTGCGGCAGCAGCATCTACAGCGATTATCAGAATCGCTTAAAGAGGCCTTAAATGGCTAACATAACAGGTTGGGGTCGCGGAACCTGGGGTTCAGATACTTGGAGTGAGCCTAATCCTGTTACTCTTACAGGACTTTCTGCAACAAGTGCGGTTGGTTCTTTAACCGTTGTTGCAAGAGCAAATGTAACACCAAGCTCACAAGTAGGTACTGGAGCAGTAGGGACACCTACTTTTGATTGTGAAGCCAACGTAAGCCCTACAGGACAATCAGGTACTAGCGCACTAGGTACAGTAACTATAGATGCTGAAGCTAACGTAACTTTATCAGGACAAGCTTCTACAAGTGCTTTAGGCACACCATCCATAGACGCAGAGGCTAATGTAACGCCTACTGGCCAAGTTGGGACAACAGGCGCTCCTCAAGCTGGAGTAAACGCTCAAGCAATAGCAAGTGTACCTGGTGTCGTAGGTAGTGTAGGAAGTTTATCAGTTGATGTAGATGGTGAGGCAAATGTTCCTGTATCTGGCGTTAGCGCAACAGGATCTGTTGGTTCTGTAACAGTACACCATAATGAAATATTTACGCTTGATGGTGTTTCTGCGACAGGATTTGTAGGATCACCTACAGTTGTAGCAAAAGCTAATATATCAGTAATTGGAGTTTCAGCTACAGGTGAATTAGGAAATCCTTTTGTTTGGAGTCTGATTGACGAGTCGCAAACACCAAATTACAGCGATATTACGGATACTCAAGATTCTAATTTTA